GTTATAAACTCACTTGGAGCTACAACCTTTTGTGATCGGTGTATCGAATACGCTGCCATCGTTCCGTCAGTACCATTGACGATCATTAACAAATCTCCGTCATCCGTGGAGGTTGCTCTTCTAAATGCAATCTTGACAGGACTTTTTAGCAAATGACTTGATAACAACGATATATTGTTTGATTGATACGATAATTCTGCATCGCTAAATAAAAACTCTCGTAATGCTTTTCCTGATCGTTGTAAGAAAATAGTACCACCTTCAACCGATACAGGCATAATATTAGGTTTTGATCCAGACGATGTTGCCGCTTTGATTGTTAGATTGCCAGGCGTAATAGGTTGGCCTTCGCTCTGCTGAACAAAAAATTCTGAGCCAGTAGAAAAAATCTGGAGGTCTCGTCCAGAGCGAACACCAGTAATAGCGTTGACGGAATTGTTACTTAGAACAGCAAATATAGCATCATCGTCCAGCCCTTCAGCTTCGAGAAAATCAAAAAAACTTCCAACCTTAGATCCGAATAAAGCGTTAGGTAAACTCTTTGATCCACCAAAAAATAATCGTCCTTCATGAAATACACCTGTTTTTGGAAACCCTCTAGTTGATGAGAATACATCTTCGTATCCCGCTTCGAGTTCCCAATCACCATTTGTTATTGCAGAAGTGTTAAAGAACGGAATCTCTACATTTACCTTTATCGAGGTAGCTGATACAAAATCAACGATCCTAGCTCTGCCGAACCCATTCTTGACGTTAATATATTGATTGACATTACCACTAGAAAAAATACTAGCCGATGCGGATATAGTGGCAGTACCATCAATAGAGGAGGGCGTTATATTCGCAGCGGGTTCAGATACTGATTTTGTAAAAGCAAACTTTGGCGAAGTGATTGATATTGTACTTGCTGTCCATGTGCTGTTATTTGCTCCTCGAACAATCGATAGGGGAGCTAGATCTTCATGCAAAAGAATTAACGTGTCCGCAGATTGTGTAAAGGTTATGGCATCAAACGATATATCGCCTAACGATACAGTTAAATAATTATTACCACTTGAGTTAATATTGGTTTGCAATACACCTTGTCTAAACACAAACATCTTGGCATTATTGGTGGAACTGGTTGATAATTTAACAAAGACTAACATAAACGAATCGACACTTGAAAACTCAAAGGGAATCAAACGAAGTCCTTGTTGTGCAGTAAATGATCCTCCTAAATCAGAAGATACATCTAGTAAAAATTGTTGTCCTGGTCGTCTTTCTATTGCACCTTGCGGAATACATACCACATTGGTTGCTTTCTCTAAACCCGCTTGATATTGGGTAATGTCGACTCGACCTTTAACAAGTGGATCAAACTCGCCCATAGTGAATGATGATTGGTACTGAACAATTCTGCTCATGCTCCTCTCACTTCAGTTAACAGATATTGTGCAATAACAGGAGGAGTTTCACCCGCACCATCTAAATTGATAGCGGTTCTAAAATATCCACCTCTGTTGTTATCGGCTGCTGTGCCTAATGCAATCTGTTTATAGTATGCTCCTTTTTCTGTCTGATCTGTAATTGTTTCTGCTAGATTCCACGCCAACATATAAACAAGTAATTGAGTAAAATATACAGGGAGTTTACCTTCTACTATGTCTTGTTGGTAATCTACGAAGATTGATGTGTTATCGGTTAATAATGTTTCGCCTTGTATTTGATAATCTTTAATTGTTGCAGCTCCTCTATCACTAGAATTGTAAACTGATCTGGGAACACTATTGATCATATCAGATGGTAGTTTGTACTGATGTAAAAAATGTGCAGTAGGAGCAGTAGATAATCTAGAGAGTTCTGCTTTTTTAAGAGTGAATGTCCAAGGATACATTCCAAGGGTTGTTGTTTTTACTTTAGGATAGATAATATCTAAAGCGTTGCCGATCGCTGTACCATTTGAAAAACTAGCAATCGTATCAGCACCGAGAAGAAGTAATGCTTGATTTGCTATGCTTACCTGATTATCTCCCGTTGCCATAATAATTCCTTAAATAAAAGTGGAGAGCCGAAGCTCCCCACAGTTTATAATTTAGTCAGCGTCAGCTACACTAAGTGCTGTTCCATCACTCACATCAACCACGCCAGCAGCCGTTACACTTAATACAACGACTAGAGATGCAGTTGGTGTGTTTGAATCATGAACATAAATTAGATCACCGACTTTTACTTCATCAGATACCGAATTAAAGTATCCTTCAGTATTCATTGTGGCTAGATTATCAGTAGTGGTATAACTCCAAATTTGTGGAGCTTTACCTCTTTTACTCATGCCGCCAATGGGATTCCAACCCGCTCTTGCGAATGCCATAACTTACCTCCTATGATTCTCTACAAGTTACTTTTATCAAACCAGCAGTATCGATCACAACTGCACCAGCAGAATACATCGCACTTACTAAGAACGAAGTCTTTTCGGCAACATAATTTACCTCCACTTTAGGTGCGACACTTACGCCACAGCCAATCGCTGATCTGTGATAAAAGAATGTGTTTCTATCTGAACTGCCATCAATGGCAAGTCCGCCCTCTGAACGATCACCGACAACATGAAATTGAAATCCCATCATGGTATTAATATCACCTTGTACTAATGCTCGAATATTTTGGAAATCACCAGAAATTGCTCTCTCATCTCCTAATAATCCAGCAATCGAATTCGCATGCACAACTGCATGACGATCTGTTGGTGGAACATTAGCAGCGTCCATAGCTTTTTTTGCTGCGATGATTTTACCAATATTTAGATCTGAAGCTGCTGCTGATCCTGAAGTTACTACTGTGTTCGCAATAGTTGCTCCTGGTGAAGCTGCTTCCATTACATCGATGATAATCTGATCTTCTCTTCTGGCTATGGCTTTACCCACAACCTGAGCAAGTTCCTGTCTTTCATCGAAGTTTACTTTACTCTGATCGAAAATATCGCTGTACTCGGCTGCGATAAAATCTTGCATGGTGGCTGTTACTGTGCTGAAATCTGTGTTTAGCGGCACAACATCTGTTTGTGGAGTTCTAATCTGTGATACACCTTTTCCAATTTTAGGAAATTTGACAGTAGAACCTTGAACATTTGTTCTCATTCTAACACTATTATTCAATACAGATTCGCCTTGATATGCTTGTTTTACCTCTGCTTCAAACAGGGTAATAAAAGCTGTTGATAATCCTGTACTCATAATTGTACTCCTGTTAAATAGTTATAATTGTTTACTAATCGCTTCGGTTATTGGAAAAAGATCCAGCCAAACATATAAGGAATTGCCTTACACAATCTCATTTCTGAGAAGCCAAACCAGCCAAAAAGGTTATTGGTTAATTATTTATAAAACATCTTGACACGCTTTTCAAGAAAAAAAGAAACATCTAGCGTTTATATATTTATTGTCTTTTTGGTAGTTTGCCCTGTTTCTCAAGCATCATCATATCTTTTTCAACATTTTTTCTAAATACTTCATCGGTTGTATATCGAGGATCTCCGACTCTTGACAACACTTCTTCTGCATCTAAGCCATCAGCTTGCATACTTATTGTTGGAATTTGTTTTTCACCTGTCATACCTCTAAAGATATTTAGAATACGCATACCTCTTGCAGTACCACCCATGATTTTAAATTCTTCAAAGTCTTCTTCATTTATTATTTTTTTGCCTACAAGACTTCTACCCCAATCAATCATGCCTTTAATTTTTGCGTCTGCATTTTCACCGAGCTTTGCACGTTCTTCTTTTTCATTTATTTCCGCTTCTGCTTCTGCTTGCCCCCTAATTTCTAGGACCTTACTAACTAATTCATTAAAAGATTCTTGCGATACATTATTGGATTTAGCCCAACTTGAAGCAAACTTAATTTCTGGATCGTCATTACTAATACCTGTTTGTTCTAAAACTTTTAAATCGTAGGACTCTGGTGCTTTACTATTTTTTTTATGAAATGCTTTTTCAACTTCTACATAACCTTTTGCTAATCCTTCAACATCTGGTCCATCTTTTTTATTCCAAAACTTTTCTGGAAAATAATCAGGTCTTTCAAATTCAACATTTTCTAAATCTTCACCTTCGACAACTTGATCTGCTGACTTCGTTGCCATACCTTCATCTTGAGTTGTTTCTTCTTTTTCGAGTGTAGCATTCGACATTAATCCTTCTGCTGGTTGTTCTGCTGATTGTTCTGTTGTTTCTTCAGTTTTTAATTCTTCTTGGTTTAGGACTTCATCCATTTCTAGCTCTCCTTAATTTTAAAATAATTTCTCTGACTACAGAGTTTTGACCATCCCTAAAATAGCCAAAGGCATGATCGTATCCTGGTGTCCATGTCGGGGCATCAAGATAGGTTTTTTGTAAGTGGTCGAGTAACTTCTGACCTTGTTCGGTGGAAAATACTTGTTGATATAATTTATCGAGTTCGGTGGGTTCGATCCTCGCATTAGGATTAGGCATTGCATCTAATCCCTCCCAACCAGGACTATTGATCGTTTGTTGCTGCTTGTTGTTGGGTTTCATTTGTCATTCCTTGTTGCATCTGTTGTTGTGCAAGAGCTTGAGCTTGTTCCGCCATGACTTGTTGCATCTGTTGTCGTTCTTCAAAAGTAGTACGGATTGACGCTGGAACTGCCATTGCATCTGCAATAAAGTCGGCAACCTCTTCAATCTTAAAGGTCATTTGTCCTGTAGGACCTAGACTTGATGCGATCTGAATATACTGCATAATCTGATTTACTTTTGTCATATTACTTGCCATAGCTATTTCACCTACGGGTTGAATCTTCACTTGCAATCCATTGACCTTGAGTGGTAGTTGGATAATACCGAGTGCATCCATAACCTCTAGAGTTCTTTT